GTGGTTCTCTGTTCAGTGCTATGCACGGTTCTCTGGTTACTTCCTCACTGGTTCGTGAAACCACTGAGAACGAGTCACAGAACTATGGTTACAAGTTCGGTCAAGAAGAAGAGACTTATAACATCGTGGCTTGACAGAGCGGGTCACGTTAAACTGGGTGAACTGCTGGAAACCTAAGTCCTTTATGGATATGGCAATCAGCATCCAAGTCCTAGATACATCTAGGAAAGGTTCAGAGACTACCTGAGGGATACAGTTCCCTTAATAACAGGCAAGAGCGCCCAGCACCTTTAATAGGTGAAGATATAGTCCAACCCTTAAGGAAACTTTTGGATAATTGGCTCACGGTTACTTCGGACGACTTATTTTCCAATATGCGTCCTTTAATAACTCCCGTTCACTACACTTCTTCCTTGCCGCCTGGCCAGTAATTGGTATTTGGTTTACTGCCCTTGGTGTTAGCACCATGGCCTTCAACCTGAACGGTTTCAACTTCAACCAGTCCATTATGAGTTCTGAAGGAAAGGTAATTAATACCTGGGCTGATGTACTCAACCGAGCAGGTCTCGGAATGGAAGTGATGCACGAGAGAAATGCCCATTAGAAATGGTGGCCTTATTGAGTAATCAATAAGTGTAAATCGGGTGAATTGCTGGAAACCCTCTAAAAAAATAGGGCAATCAGCAGCCAAGTCTTAGATACATCTAAGAAAGGTTCAACGACTACCTGAGAAGTTCAGTCTTCTTAATAACAGGATTAAGCGCCCGACAACCTAATAATAAAGGTTGATGATATAGTCTGTGCCATAAGGATAGTAAACTTATGGAGTTCACGAATTTCCCTCTTGATTTGGCCAGCACTGAAGCAACACCAGTTGCTCTTACTGCTCCCGCAATCGGTTGATATAAAACTAAATATATGATATAATAAAGAGACCTGCAAAGGTCTCTTTTTTTATAAATAATAATAACTATGGGCAGACCATAATGAATGTAAGATATACTGATAAAGATAAAGGGGTATGGGAACAAATGTATCTGTCTGGTTTGTCTTCATATGAAATATCCAGACAATTAAAAGTTCCAAAACCAACTGTATATAAGCACATAAAATCTTGCGGTATTTCTAGGAATTGGTCGGAATGGCAGATTGGAAAAGAACCTTGGAATAAGGGTCTAAAAGGAGTACAAGTATCTTGGAATAAAGGTCTAACAAAAGATACTGATGAAAGAGTTAAAAAATATGGAGAAAAATTGAAAGGAAACAATTATCAAAATCCTTGGAGTAAAAGATATTTTGATACTGATTATTTGTATTTGGTGATTGTTTATCTTGATGGAAAATTAGTTTATAAGGTTGGTAGAAGTTTTAATAAACTATCAAATCACACCAAAAATAAACTGCATAGTGTGATAAAGATATGGAAGGGAATACATTATCAAGTTCATCATCTTGAAAAGTTTATTCATCAAAAATATCAAGATTATAAAATTGACTTTGATACAACAGATAGTGGATATACGGAGTGTTATGTGGTAGACTTACCTCTGATAGAAATTGCAAATCTCGCAAATAGAGTTTTAAATTATGATTACTAAAGAAGGATTTATTCAATCAACTGGACTTGAACTTGAAAAGGCAGAACAACTCTACAATCATTTAAACAATAGATTTAATGGAGATTGGAGCAAAGCATCTGACTATCTTGAAGATTTAGTTGCGTATCTTCAAAAGCACCAATAATATGTCTCATAATACTCAACACGAACCTATGCCTAACTGGGTAATCTGGGCGGGCGTAGGTATGATGGTATTCACAGTCCTTGTGTTTGTTTTATTTACTCTTTCAATGATGTACTTTTAACCTATGTTACTCATTCTCGCATTTTTCATAGCATTTGGTTTCTTTATGTTTATAATGTCATTAACACAAAATCACTGACCTCATACATAAGAAGGTTGCTTTTTACCAATGAAAACCATAACACTCACAGAAGACCAAGTAAAACTTCTTGCCGATGCGGTATGGATGCGTCAAAGATGTTTTATTGCTGGCGACAAAAGATTCAAAGAATATGGAGTAATGCTAGAAGATATTCTTGGAAACCTTGAATATACGCCATCAAGATATTGATTATGACTTACGATACGGTATTCATTTCTGATGTACATTTAGGAACTCCTAGATGCGATACGGAAAGATTCTATAAGTTCATTAAAAATCTAAAAACTAAAAAGTTAGTTTTAGTGGGCGATATTATTGATATTGCCTGTATGGAAAAATATAATACTCGTTGGACAAAAGAACATACTGAATGTGTCCATCAGATTATGAATCTAATCAAGAAAGGCACAGAGGTAGTCTATATTTTGGGAAATCACGAGGGTCAGATTCGTCGGTATTGTGATTTCAAACATAAAAACTTTAAAATGGTTGATGAATATGTTCATGAAGATTCAAAGGGAAACAAGTTCCTTTGTGTTCATGGAGATAAGTATTCTGAGTATTCTTCTGGTTCCTGGAAACAGTTGATGTTCAATAAAGGATATGAACTGATTACACCTCTAAGTTTATTTCTGGAAAAGTTCTTTAGATTCTCTTTGGTTTATGCTCTTAAGAATACAGTAAGAGGTAAAAACTATATCAATCGTTATGAGACTGATATTTCATCTTTCTGTGTTCAGAGAGATAAAAAATATAATGGAGTAATTTGTGGGCATATTCATCATGGTAATGTAAGATACTTCAACAAACTATTGTATATGTGCTGTGGTGATTGGTGCGATTCTTGTACGGCAATTGTTGAAAAAAATGGAATGTACTCTCTTGAAAAGTACAAATGATTGCTTCTGAAACACCTTATAAACTCGCAGAGATTGTTCGTGATACTTGGCCTGGTCTTTACAATCCACCAAAACCATCTTATAATAACCAAAAGGACACTCATAATGAACGAATACTGGATAGTAACTGATAATAAGACTGGAAGAGTCATTGCACACTGTGGTGATATTAATGATGCGATTATGATGGTCAGTTTTGATTCAAATAATCGCTCTTACAGTCGGCATCGTTTTATTATGGATCAAGTGATTGATATTACTTCAACAACTGATAAACAACTTCCTGGACAGATTGGACTGCCTGCTGGAAAAGTCAATAAAATTAATCCAGAAGTAATTCGTCTCAATGAAGGTGAAGGACAACCTGTAATTGTATGAATCATCGTAAACATAAGCAATCACAAAATCTGAAGAAGAAAGTGTATACTCCAGAAGGATATATTAAAGATCCTCCAGATGCTGTTTGCCCTCATTGTGGAAAGAAAGGAAAACCTTGTTCTTATGTAAATAGTTTAAGTCGTGCTTGGGCGAGGAGTACTTGTGCTAAAAAAAATCCAAAAGTTTCTTGAAAGAGACAAAGATATTACTTGTTATGATGAGTTTCATTACATTTATATTACTCTTAGAGAATTGGTAGAAGTGATTAAAACTAAAAATAAATAGTTCTAAGTTGCAAAAACTTATGGGACCTCTCCAGTCGCCTCAAGAATACTTGTTCAATTTACAAGCAACAAGTCAATCCGAAGCAAAACGATTATGGAGAAAACAAATAAAAGAAAGTTGGAATCATAAATGTGCTTATTGTGATTCAGAAGAAGATTTAACTTTGGACCATGTTATTCCACAATCAAAAGGTGGATTGGATATTACAAGAAACGTAGTATGTTGCTGCAAATCTTGCAATCAATCAAAAGGACATGAGCACTGGAAGTTATGGTATGTTCAGCAAGATTTTTATTGTGAAAATAAATTTGATATAATAGAAGAGTGGATGAAACCACCCAAACCATCTAATCTTTATTCATATCGTCCAAGAAGAAATAATGCGTCGTAAATATTTTAGAAAAATATTTAATTATTATTTGTGAAAAATCTGAATTACTTTATAATAAACTAAAACTCAAAATGAAAGTAGTACAAATAGGAACAAATAGAGCATTTGATGATTTATCAAATTATCTTATCAATAATTACGAATCAATTGAATTTGGTCTATTTGTAGAACCAAATATTTTGCACATTGATAGTATTAAAGAATGTTATGGAAAATATAATAATATTAATATAGAAAATATTGCGGTCAAAATTCCTTCGTATAAAGAAAATAATATCAAGATTTATTATCACACAAAGGATACTAACTATGAAATATCCTCTTGTAATATTAATCATATTACTTCTCATGTATTATATCCGGGGTCTTCTCTTATCGAAGGTGAAATAAAATCTTTTACCGTTCCTTGTATGACTCTTGAAGAATTATTTTCTAAGTATGAAATAGAAGAACTTGATTGGTTATGCTTGGATATTGAAGGTATTGATGCTGAAATTTTACTTACTTTTGATTGGCAAAAATATAAAATAAAAAGAATTGAATTTGAACATCTTCATCTAGGTTATTATGAAAAAGCAATTCTTAATATGATGATGGGTATGGGATATACAAAGGTAGATTCTTTACACGAATATGATTGGGCTTTTGAAAATAAAAATATAATTTTTACATCAGAAAAATTAAAAAATTTTCCTCCAGTTAATTTTATAAGTATAGAGGAATCTGAAGATAGGAGAGACTTGTTATATCAAAATTTTCAAAAATATGGAATACAAGATATTACTGCTCATGTCTATAAAAAATATGAGGAAGGAGATTGTCAAATAATTGAGGGTCCCTTAAAAATGCTTACTCCAGGAAAAGGTCCGGTTACTTCTCACTTAAAAGCAATTAAAGAGTGGTATGAAAAAACCGAAGAAGAATATGCATTTTTTTGTGAAGATGATTTAAGCTTTGAAAGTGTAAAATATTGGAACTTTACTTGGGAGGAGTTTTTCGATAAATTGCCTGATGATTGGGGATGTGTCCAATTGTGTGTTGTTAGAGAAGATATGTTTTTATTTTATAATCCGGAGGTTAAATTTAGGCATCGCTGTTTTGATGATTGGTCTGGATGTGCATATTTGATTAATAGAAAACATGCTAAATCTTTAGTTGAAAATTATTACCCAGAAGAATCTATAATTTTAGAATACAAAGGAAAAGATAAATTATGTAGAGAACTGGAATTCTATTCTTATTATTTTCTTCTTCCTACTATAGAGAATTTAGTTTATTCTTGTTTTGGTAATGATAAAGTGTATAGTTTCCCCTTGTTTTTGGAAAATATTTCTTTCAATTCTACTTGGTTAGAATATTCTTCAAAAAATCAAACTCCAAATTCTGTAAATTTAAAATCTTATAAAGAAATTCTAAATTGGTGGGAAACTAATGGTAAAAATATTTCATTAAATCAACTTATAAATTTATAAAATGGCAAGATCTTTTACTGTTAAAGCAAGATCTAATAGGTCTTTATCCACTGAACAAAAATTAAATAATTTTCCAATAATTCATTTTATTGGAATTAATGATAGGTTGGATAGGGTGAGTGGATTTATTTCTATGCTCAAAGATTTTAAAATATCTAAGGTTATTCCGCATATATTTAAAAAATATAGACATGGAGACTGTGACGTAAGATTTTTTAGTCCTCATTATGATCGAGGATATCCTCAGGGGCATTTTGGGTGTTTTACCTCTCACTTAAAAGTATTATATGAATGGTATAATAATACAGATGAACCTTATATTTTTGTTTGTGAAGATGATTTGAGCTTTGAAACTATTGAATATTGGAACTTTACTTGGGAAGAATTTTTTGAACGTTTGCCTGAAAATTGGGATATTGTTCAATTGTGCTTACTTAGAAATATTGGTACAATGTTTAATTTCTTTCAACCGGATGTTCATCTTAGAAATAGATGTTGGTGTGATTGGTCATCTGCTGCTTACTTAATATCAAGAAAGCACGTAAAAAATCTTCTTGATACTTACTATAATGGAAAATCTTTTATCTATGAATATAGAGGATATGATAAAGATATGAGGCATGATGAATTTGCTGCTCCTAGTGTAGAAACAATCATATGTACTAATTTTTCATCAGAAACAAAAATATACACCTTTCCATTATTTGTAGAAGACCTCGAAAGGGGTTATAATAGTACTCACTGGGAGATTGATTTTAGAGATTATTCCAGAAATGAAATATTAAATTGGTGGAAAAATACTGGAAAAACTATGAAATTAGAAAAAATTTTTGGATACTTATGATATTCAATTATATCTTAAAGAAGATTTAATAATTCCAATAAACGCTAAATAATTTTCGATTTATTAAAAAGTTATGAAATTTACAGTTTATTCTAAAGATGGATGTCCATATTGTACTAAAATTCAACAAGTTTTAGAATTAGCATCTCTTTCGTATGTAACATATAAACTAAATGTTGATTTTACTAAAGATGAGTTTTATTCTGAGTTTGGAGAAGGTTCTACTTTCCCCCAAGTTATAGTAGATGATAATCATATTGGAGGATGTGTGGATGCAATTCAATATCTTAAAGAACAAAATTTAGTTTAATGAATAAAAATATATCATGGTAGATGATAATGAAGATAAAAAAAGAAAACTAAATAAAAATGAACCTCAAATTAATCGAGGTATTGAATTATTACTACGAAATAGGAGGAAAGAATCTACACCAAAAACGTTTCAAATGAAATTTGGTAAGATGATTTCTCTTTTTCGTAGAGAGTTTCATTTTTTTATAGAATTTCATTTCGATATTAGAAAAAAATAAACTCTCTGGAGAAAGCAAATGGAACTATCAATCATTTTGACCTTTACAACTTTATTTTGCGTAATGTTCCTTTTCATCGGTTTAATTGGTGGTTGGATTTTTAAACAATATCAAGTAGAAAGAATTTACGGTATTCGCAATATTCATCCAGAATTTCTTGATAATAATGGAAATATAATTCCCGATGAAGTATTAGCTGTTCGTTTTGAAGAGGGATTTTTTGATGATGAAGAATATGAAGGTGATGATGAAAATGAAGAAGATTAATAAATAACCAAAATCACTATGTTAAACTGATTTGTATTAAAAATTATGGCGATAACTAAAACAAAACCTAAAGCAACAATTGAAACTTTACCTTCAAATCCTTTTATATTTGAAATTCTAAATTTAGTTTCAAAACAAAGATCAAATTCTAAAAAAGTAGAAGTCCTAAAGAAATATGATGATTTATCCTTGAAAACTATTTTGATTTGGAACTTTGATGAGACTGTAATTTCTTTACTTCCTGAGGGAGATGTTCCCTATGCAAGCACGGGAGAGCAGACTTCTTACAGTGGAACATTAAGTGGAAAAATTGAAGATGCAGTTTCTAAAATGGAAGAAATGAATTCAAATTCTCTTGGATCTATGGACCAAGGTAAATCTTCAATTAGAAAAGAATATCATATGTTTTATAATTTTGTAAAAGGTGGTAATGATGGATTAAGTTCTCTTCGTAGAGAAACTATGTTTATTAACATTCTACAGGGACTTCATCCACTTGAAGCAGAAATTGTTTGTCTTGTAAAAGACAAAAAACTTCAAACTAAGTATAAAATTACTAAAGAAATTGTGAGTGAAGCATATCCTGATATTCAATGGGGTGGGCGTTCGTGAGTAAATTGCATGATGTTGTAAAAAGAGCACAGGGGAAATCTATGACAGAATCTTCAAATAATGAAAAGCAAGTTTTCCCTCAAGAATATGGTTGTGATATTCTTCTTCAAAATACATCTATCGATAAAGTAAAAGATCCTTCTTTTCCTAATGATGCGTATTTAATTTGGTATGAAGTGGATGGAAAATCTTTTATTGATCTAGTCAGAGGATCTAGAGTCCGTATCTTTGATATGTATTATGATAAGTATGGTTCTGGATCTGTTAAAAAAATTGATTTTGGGTATGGGAGAACAAATCCTAAACTATGGGGTTATCAAAAGTCAGAAAAGAAAAAGAGAAAATGAATAAAGGATTTAACACTGATTTAGAAGTTGAATTTGAACTTCCTAAAAATGATTTAAATAAACTTTTAAAGCAATATAAAAAAGTAAAAAAATATCAAAAATCATCTCTCTACGCTATCAAAACATTAGATGGGACAGAAGAGATTGTGAGTTCCTTAATCAAAGAAGCGGAGGAGAATCCACTGTAAAATGGGAAAGCATTATCTACTTAACTTGTATGGATGCTCGTTTGTTCTTTTGGACGACGAGCGTTGTCTCATAGACTTATTAGAAAACGCGGCAGTTGCAAGTGGTGCTACTGTGGTTCAGACTATTTCTAAAAAGTTTGAACCACAGGGAGTCACTGTAATTTGCTTGTTGTCTGAGAGTCACATTAGTATCCATACTTGGCCTGAAGAAGGTAAAGCAGCTGTAGACGTTTATACTTGTGGTGACTGCAATCCAAAGATTGGATGCGATATGATTATTCATCAACTCTATGCAACTAATCACACTTTAAGTTATATTGAGCGATAACTAAATACACTATACCTGGAGAAGACTATGCTCTCTACTCAATACCGTCTTCGCCTTGAAGCAATCTGTGAGAGAATTGTAAAGGGCGAATCCGTAGAGTTAAATGAAATGATATGGGCGGAAAAGTTAGCAAAAATAAATCGTTCTGCCTCAACTATTCTAAGACAAGCAAGACGCCGTGCCGCTAATCCAGATATGCAAGAAGGTGGTATGGATGATTTTCTAAATCAATTAGATTTAGGCGATCCAGATCCATCAAATCATAGAACAGGATTTAATGGTGTAGATGATATTATTGACTTCTTTAGTCAAGATAAACCAGATGACTGGCTTACTAGAGATTAATTTGGTATAATATTTTACAATTTTATTTGCATAACTATACTAACAGGTCTATAATGACCTTACGTTCATCCCTATGGGACGGAAGTAAGCCGACGCGGAACGGATCGTTCATTCGCTATTCGCAAATAGCGAACGCAAACGCCGACTGAAGGAACGCTCTTTAACTTAAAAAACTAAGGAGAACCCTAATGTCTAAGGTAGTATATCGCGGCGTAGAGTATGATACGCAAAAGCGTATTCATTATCAGCAACAAATGATGCAACAACCTCAACAATACAATGAAACCTATCGTGGTGTTAAGTTTGTAAAAGAGGGGCACAAATGAAAAAACTCAACGTACTTCAACTTATTAAAGAGCAGAAGCAAAAAGAGCAACGTCGTCATCAAGCACTGCTTGCAAATGCAGGAGCAGGAAAATGATTGCTGTGATTGCTGCTATTACTGGAGCATCAACCGCATTTATTTTCTTGATTTATTTGGAAATCTTATTGCTGAATAAGTAAATATTCTAAGAGAGGGACTTGACTCCCTCTCTTTTTTTATGTATAATTACCTTTGTCGAGGGTGATAAAAATGGATGTAGAAAAGCTTAAAGTGATTGTTAGAAACCTTGAATCTCTGGTAGAATGTCTAAAGTCAGAGATTTATTCTGAACCTAAAGATCCTCACTATGAGGAAGTTAAAAGATTCC